CCCGGGATGTCCAGGATCAGCCCGTTGGGCAATTTGCACGCGATGGTCACAGTCGACATATCTCTTCCTCGAATGAAAAAGGGGCGCCACATGGGCGCCCCTCTGGGTTGCTGCGTTTCGCGCTGGTCAGACGCCGATCATGGCGGCAATGGCCATCGGCACCTTGATGATGGCGCCCCACGTTCCCTGCGACTTCTTCTGCTTGAAGCTGGAAGTGTCGCGAACGATGGCGTGGGCGCGCATCTTCTCGGTGAAGGCCGCGGTGCCGACGTTCTGGCCGTCGATCGATTCGGCAATGAGCTGCACCAACTGGCCCGAACCCGTCGCGTATTGCACGGCGGTTTCCACGGTCAGGTTGGGGAAGTTCTTCGCCAGCAGGTCAGCCACGTTGACGTTGTACTGGTTCGTCTTCGTCAGATTGACTTCGATTTCCGGCGACATGCACAGCTTCATCTTGTCGCGTCGCGTGACCAGGCCACGCGTCTGCGTGACCAGTTGGCCATACAGCCGCTGCGAGATGTCATCGTAGACCTGTTGGCCGTCCTTGGTGGACCACAGGGTGCCACTGCCGGTGCCCGTGGCCCCCGGCGCGATGGGCGCCGACAGGTTGGGATCGTTCAGCAGGCCGTAGTTCTGCAGGCCAGCGATGCCGAAGAAGTAGCTGTTGTCCTGGAACTTGTTCAGGACCAGCGCCGAAGCAATGTTCAGCTCGGCAGCCCAGTTGATCTTCGCTTGGCCAGCCTTCTCCAGCTCGCGCTCACCCCATTCCGTCATGGTCTGGTAGTGGTACGACTGGCGCTGCGGGAAGTTGGTGTTCGCGCCGGCGCGACCGTTGTTGTTGAAGTCGCCGTAGGACGACACCTCACCCGTGGACTCCACCACGGGGAAGGTTGCCGTCTCGGTCGTCCAATCGCCCTTTTTGGACTCCCCCAGGATCACGGCGCCCTGCATGGGGGTAGTGAGCACGCGGGTGAGCTCGGGGTCGATGTAGTTCAGCAGGTAGCTCGGGATGCCCGAATTGCTGACCGTCACGAGAGGGCCGGCCGCGTCCATGGCCAGGCCATAGTCATAGCGGAACTCGTCGGGCAGGTAGTCCATGGCGCCCGGGAACACGATGCCGAAGTGCTTCTCCAGCAGCGCGAGGTCTTGGTTTCGTTTCATTGCATTACCCCAGGTTGGTGGAGGTGATCTTGATCAGCGAGCCGATCGCGCCCGCGCTGGCGACGAACCAGTCGGTTTCCGTGCTGCCGGCGATGGTGGCGCCCGCGGCCCCGGTCGAGATCGTGCCGTCGGTATTCGAGGCGAAGACCTTCTGGCCGATAGTGGCCACGGTCTTGGTTGCGGCCCAGAAGTCGCCCAGATTGTGCAGGGTGACGCCCAGTCCGGCCGGGATGAGCATGGTGGACTCGGCCAGCCACAACGTGATGAGGGCCTGCTGCTCACGGTGCACAAAGCCGGTGGGCACGCCGGTGCCGGCATTGCTGACCTGGCCATCGGCGTCCGCCCAGGCGAAGCGGCCGACCGTCACGCCAGCGGTGTCAGCCACCAGGGCGCCGGGGCCGGCCAGCACGGTCGAACGCGGGTTCGAGCTGGCGAAGTCGCCGGCAACCGCGGCGGCGGGTTCGATGTAGACCTGTTTCTGAAAGCCCATTTACATCACCTTGACGTTTTTGGCATGGGGGAAGCGATCGTAGAAGCCCTTTTGGGCCGCCGAGTCCATCGCCACGCGCGGGGTTTGCGGGGCCTGGTCTTGCGCCAGGGCCATCTTGACCATGGCACGGTACGCCGAGGGCGGCGTATCGGTCAGGTCGATGCCCTTGGCGTCCAGGGCCATTTTGTAGACCGCCTCGGCCGAGTCCTGGGCGACGATCTCGCCGAGGATGGGCCGGCATTCCTGCTCGGCGGTGCGGATCGCGGTCATGCGCGCCACGGCGGCCTCTTCGCCGGCCTTCTGGGCCTTGGCCAGAGCCCGGTCCATGGCCTGCTTGGTCACCGGGCCGGGCGGCGTGTCCGGGGTGTGCGGCGGCGTGTCGGAAGCGCCTGCGGCGGGTTCGCCCAGGGCAGCCATGACGCGCGCGGCTTCTTCAGGGCCCAGCTTCTCGCCCAGCATTTCGCGGATCTTGCCCATGAGCTCGTCGTCTTGGGCGACAGGCGGCGTGGCGTCGTCGTCCTCGTCGCCGGCCACGATGGGGTCAGCGGGGTCCGAGAAAGCGTCGATCACTTCGACCAGGTCGGAAAGGTCTGCATCCTGGGCGAGCTTGCCCTTGAATCGGCCTTCCACGGCCCGCACGAGGCGCGCTCGCTCGCTGGCGAAGTTCTTGGCGCTCAGCCCCTTGACGAGGGGGCCGAGGTCGCCCAGGGCGGCGTCTTGGGCCAGCTTGGGGCGAAGATACACCCGCAGGCCCGCGGCGACCGCAATGGCAGTTTTGCTGTATTTCATTTTCGGGTTCTCCGAAGGTTTGAGGGTATTGCTGTCGCCTACGACGACGTCCGGGCCAGCCCGGCCTACTTCGACAAGCGCGACGTGATTGCCGCGAATGTCTCGCATCACCCCGTCGTATGCGACGCCTTCATAAACGCCCGGCGTCATGTCGGCTCGGTAGCCGTAGGCGCATGAAAGCTCCTTCTGCTCCTCCGAGTCGATGCCGGCGATTGCGATGGCGTCCCATACCACGAGGGAATTTTTCAGGTACGGCGCCTGGAATGCGGCGTCCGTGCCGGTGGTGCCCACGACGCGCTCTTTGCGCGGCTGGCTGGCGTCCACCGGGATGTGAATGTGCAGCAGCTGAATGCCGTTGAACGTTCTGGCCGCCTTCTCCAATTCCTGCGGGTCACGCAGCAGGAAGTAGATGCGGTTGGGGTCCAGCCCCAGCGCCTCCCAGTCTGGGATCTCGTTGCCGCGGTACGGGTTGACCGTGGCCTTGCTGATGTTGCTGACGGCTACGTGCATCCGACCATAGGCGTCAATCGTTCGGACGGTGGCGCGGTCGAAGGCCAGGCCCTGACGGTTGGTCTGTTTCATTCGTCGAATCCCGGGATGATGCTGATGGCCACGCAGCGGCAGTTAGGCAGCTCACCGGGGCGGATGTACTCGCCGTCGATGAGCATGCCCTTGTCGACGTCGTAGGCCTTGCCGTCGGCCTCCTGGTGAGACTTGCGCGGGTGCTTGCCGCCCCGCGAGTGCCGCCACTTGGCCTGCTTGATGCCCAGGCCCTGCTGGCGTACCCGCGTGATGGTCGCGGTAGCTTTGTTGTTCTGGTCGCGCGCAATGAACGCCGCGCGCCGCTTGGTGATGCCGTACCGCTTCTGCAGGTCTTCAACCAGGCCTTCCAGGTCCCGGCCCTGCGTAACCGACCGCATGACCATGCCCTGGACCTCAGTCAGATACTCGGACGCGATCGACTTGATCAGCCCGACGTTCTCCTGCACCGTGGCCTGGAAGACGTCATTGGCCGCCCGGGTCATCTGGAACTGCACGCTGAAGCCCTTTTGCCGCAGAGCGTTGCGCAGCGACAAGTCTGCCGCGCTCATCGAGGTTTCCGCGAACTCCGTGGCCACCGGCTGGGCCGCCTCATCGAAGCGCCGCTGCCACTGCCTGGCGAGCCGGCGCATCATCTTGGTCAGCGCCATCGCCGGGCTTTCGTCCTGCGCGATCTCCGGCACATTGCGCCGGTAGGCAGCGGTCAGCCAGTACACGACCGACCGCTGCATCTCGTCGATCAAACGGTCCAAGCGCTTGCGGTAGGCCGCCTCGATCCCCTGGTTGGCGTGCACGGGGCGCAGCGGCACCTCGCGGCCGGTCGGGGATACGAGGTCAGGCATAGGCTTGTCCCTGCGGTTCGTCTTCCAACGGCGGCGGCGCACCGGGCACCGCATCCGGCAGCCCGTCGTCATCGTCGTCGCTGATGTCCAGCGAGTGGTAGCCGTTCGTCTCGTCCGCCGCGACGCGCTCGCGCACCTCCTTCGGGCTGACGGCGCCGATGTCCACCAGCACCGCGTCCGTCTCGGCGTCGTACTTGCGGACCTCGGCCAGCTCCTTCTCGCTCATCTGCCACAACGGCACGAAGCTGAAGGTGATGTCCGGGTCGATCTCGCCGAACTCGCTCAGTTGGATCATTTCCAGACACGTCTGCAACGGGTCGCGGAACACCGCTTCCTGCGCCGAGTGCATGTCGTCGTAGAAGACCCGGATCTCGCCGTCGGCCGTGGCGTTCAGGCCGCTGGGCGAAATGCCCATCAGCTTGACCAGCGGGATACCGGAGACGACGGAAAGCTGCTCCAGCGACTGGTTTTGCAGCGCGTCCAGGCCTGACAGCGGCACGTTCTCGAAGCCGAATTCCTCGGTGTCCTTGTCGATTGCGTAGGTCCCGCGATTGCTACGCGTGCGGTTGAAGACGTCGATCCGGGAAAACACGTCGTCGCCCGGCCCACCGGACAGCAGCGATTGCAGGTTGCTCTTGAAGACGCCGACCGAGAAGCCGTCGATCAGGTTGGCCACCGCCTGGCGCGTCTTGAGCCAGTTGTTGACGTACGGGATCGCCAACTGGGTCATCGACATGCCGCCGAAGTTGTACGACGGCTTCAGCAGGTCCGGCACCTCGCGCGACACGATGTTCAGCAGGCGGCTGCTGTGCACCTGGCGTCCCAGCACAAACCAGGACGTGGGCTTGTAGAAATCCGCCCGCATCGGGTTGTCGCTGTTGTACAGGTAGGGCGTCGTCCAAACCGGGTCGATGACCTTGAAGCCCACCAGCGAGCCCTTGGCGATCTTCGCCGGGCTCTTGACCAGGATGGATTGCAGCTCGTCCGGATCGGCCCAGGCCAGCGTGCCGCTGGGCGTCTTCACGTCGATGTAGATCTGCGACCGGCCGAACAGCCCGTCCTGCAAGGCGGCCAAGCGGAACTTGGCGCGCAGGCGGTAGCGGCGCATGGCCTTCTCGATGATCTCGAGCTTGTCGCCCTTGTCGTCGTCGCCCTTCACCTCGAGCTTGATCCACTTCCGGGTCATCTCTTTGGCGATGACGTCGGACATCTTGCGGTATTCGGGGCGCTGCGACAGCTCGGCCAGGTAGGGATAGCCGATGAAGCCCATCCCGGCGTAGGCCTCGCTCACGTAGGCATAGACGGGGTTCATGGCCTCGTCCATCGCCAGCATCGCCTTTTCCTTGTCTGCCGGGATGACGAAG